ATTTCTAACCTCATTATAACATGATGAGTTAGGGTGAATATCCTGAAGCTCGCTAGAGCTCCTTGGAGTTGACCGATTACTTGTTTAATCAACAAGTCATCTTCATCTTTTCCTATATGGAGTACTCGTTGCTCCATATTACATAAGAATGTCCAGAAATTAGAAACAACTTCTGGAAAGAATAAATCCAGAACAGCTTTAGTCTGTTTCTGATCAGCTAAGTCTGTGGCACTTTCAAAGTCCCAACAGTAAAAATCGTTATGATGAGTATTGATATACTTATCATGGGAATTAAATATCGAAAACCTAATCATTTTCGATTGATCATTGGTAGCGTCACCTTTAATGTGATCGCAGACATCTTCTAGAACTCGCTGTATCCAGTTAGTTCTATCTTGTAATGCGTTGGATAGTACATGTATTATCCTCGGTTTATATTTATTAGGATTGTCTATAGTTACAATCCTAGCGTTATTATTAATGATATCAATTTGATATTCATTATTATTAAAGTCAAAAATTCTATATGAATTTTTGGATGTTTTTGTACTCTCATCAATTGATGTTGAGTTTAATTTGTCATAATTCTCTTGTGAGAAATTATAATGTGAAGTATATCCGATGTAATCATCGAATGCTTTAACTTCTGGATAATCCTTTAGCGGATCATCCTCAAATATTGATCTAATCATCCCAGGAAGGGATTTAGATATCGATTTCTTTGCACTCTCATATGAGGGTACAGGTTTCTTATAAGTCAGACCCTTGGGTAAGACTACTTTCTTTCTACAAGAAGATTTTCTCTTCTTGTTTCGTGAATTAGTGGAATTATCCTTAGATAATTCTCGGATATTAACTGTAGCCGCGGATCCGCGGTTACTAAAGTAATAGTCATCATAAGTATACTTATGAATGAGGGATTTACAGTGATCTATCGCTTTAGATAGATCTGCAACATACGGGAGTTTGCCGTTGTGCAAATCTTCTACGAATCGATCCCAGAGATCTTCAAAGTTGAAGTCATCTGGCTGGGTTGATAAATTCTTAGGATCAGTCATGATACTAAGTAATGAATTTCGATATCTTCTTCTAGAAGAATCGCCCGGAAATGCTTGAGTATAAAGTTTACTCAAGGATAG